ATTCTCCACTATTTTGTAATCTTTTCAATTCTTGATTTATTATATCTGCTATTGGTCCTAATACATCAATCAATGATTCTTTTATTTTCACTAAAACATCATTATACCTCTCAGTTATTTCTAATGATTCTTTTTCTTTGGCTAGCTTTTCTAAATATTCTACATATGCTGCATTACCAGTTGCTCTCGCTTTTTCTAATTCTACATTTAATTGATCTGCACTCATTTTTTGCAAATCTGTTAATTGTGTTTGCGATATACCTAATTTTTGTAACTGTTCTGCATTTGCTAAAAATTCAGACATCTGATCGACATCCATTCCGAATAATTGAGAAAGAGACATTTGTTGAATTAAATTCATTTTTTTGAAATCATCTAAGCTACCCATTACATTTAATATCTCTTCTTGTAATTTATCAAATTGTCCAGTTAATGTATAGTATCGTGCAGGGTCTAAATCTATCTGTCTTCCAGTTAAAACCCTCGCCTCCATTTCCTGTCTTAGTGATGTTTCTATGTCTAAAAATCCAGTTCCTATATTTCTCAATTCTTTTAATGTAGTTCCTAACAATTTTGCTTTCTGTTCAGCCATTATTAAATTATCCACAGTTCCTTTAAATGTCGATGCAACTCCTACAGATATATTTGCTAATGCTCTTAAACTTTCTTTTGTTGTTAATATATTTTTTCCTAAAATAACTGTTCTTAAAACTATATCATTGAAAGGTCTTCCCAATGCAACCGATACTTTAAATAATTTTGATATCTCATCTTGACTTATACCAAATCTTTCACTTAAGATTGTTGCACTCTTTGTCAATTCTATGAATACAGAATTTGCTGTAAATAATATTGGGTTTATTCCATTCATTATATCTACTATTTTAGTCATTCCCTCTATAACTTGATCTGTATTTATGCCGACTAAATTCATTTCTTTTGCTATGCGTTGAGCTTCAATTCTCAATTTACTTGCTTCGGAATATGATATTGTAAAGTTTTTTCCAACTTTAGCTATTTTAGAATCCATGTCTAGTAATAGTTCTATTATTTTTTTCATTACATATAGATATGCTGCAAATCCACCTATCAATACACCTACCCCAGCTATTAATGCTAATGCAGTTCCACTTAATGCTGATATTGCTGCCCCCAATGCTCTAATTTCTGTTCCTAAAGAACTAAATGCTTCTTTAGCCGTTATTGCACCAGTTGCAACTTCATCCAATCTCAGCATGTTGGTTAGATATCTGCCACCTGGTAATTTTCCGACTAAACCAGAAATTATACCAGCTATCCTTTTATTTATAGCTTCTTGTTTTTCTAAAATTTTATTATGTGCTTCTGATTCTTTTGTAAGTTTCTTATGAACATTTATTAAGTTATTTATGTTTTCTATAGAATGTAATTGCAATTCTATGTATGATTGTTCGCTAATATTTTTTTCTTCTATTGCTTTATTTAATTCTTTTTCAAGTATTTGTTTTTTTCTAGTTAAGGAATATTCAACTTCTAAAAGATCTATTATTTTTATTTTACCTTCCTCTGCTTTATTAATCTCTTTTATTTGATTTAATAAATTAGATGATACATCTTTTGTTAACGCATTGACTTCAGAAAATAATTCGGTCAAACGTGTATTTTCCATAGATTTTGTTAATTGATTACTTAACTTTAAAGCAGATGTTGTTTGTTGAAAAATATCATTTGTCAAATTTGCATTATTTGAAAACTGAGAAAGATTTTTATTAGCAAATTCTATCTCAGTCTGTATCTTATTAAAAGATTCCGTAATAGATCCTATTTTATTAGAAATTGATATTGTTTTTTCCAGTGCATCATTACTCTGTTTTATCTCATTCTGTATGCCAGAAAATCCATATAACATCTCTTTCAGAATATTTGTGGATTCTAACATGGAATCTATGAAATTTTCCTGTTCTAAATTTCCAGATTCGATGGCATTCTTTTTTTCTTCATGTAAACTTGTTATTATATTTTGTAAATCTCGTTCTTTGGTAGATATATCTATTAATTCTATTTGTTTACCATTTGATGTATCTATTTGATATACCTGTTCTTTTATATTTTTTAATATATTTTCAGATAAACCAGTTATATCTGAAAAATGTTGTTTCATTACTACCGATTCTAAACTTTGTTTTTTTCCTATTTCTAGATTATTTTTCATATTTAATGAAAGATTGGATATTATGTCCTTTCCAACACCGTATTCATCAAACATTTCTTTTGTTTGTTTTCCAGATAATTGTATTTCGCTTGCCAGATGGCGTATTCCCAATGAAACAGCTTCTACTTCACTTTCTATTTGCTTTTCTATCTCTAATAATTTTATTTTATCTTCTAGAGTTTCTTTTATTTTTTTATTCTGTGTTGTTTGTGCGTTTGATGCATTCGTATTGGCCTTTACAGACGCATTCTCTATATTAAGGATTTCTTTTTTTAAATCCTTTTCTAGCTTTTTTAATGCGTTTATTTTTGATTGAAGTACATAACTATCCTTAATAAACTTATCATTACTTTTATTCGCAGTAGTGTTTTCTTTTGAAAGTTTATTCAGTTTTAATTCAGTTTTTAGACGTTCTTCTATGGTTTTTTTTATTTGAGATTGATATTGATTTATTTTTTCAATATTCTCCCTATCTTTTTTAGTCAAACGTTTTTTCTGTTGTTGTCCTTCACTGTCTTGTTTTTCTTCTGCCATTTTTACAACCACTTAAATATAAAAAGGTTTACATTGATAAATATGTAAACCTTGGAATTTTATTATCTAGACTTATTTTGCGGGGTTATTACTGGTGAAGTCGGTTTATTATTTTGCGATGCCTCTTCCTTCATTTTATTTTGTGATTCTATAAACTCTATAATTTGATTAGAATAAAATCTTCGAAGAATTATGGGCATTGAATAAACATCATACCATGTGAACCCACCCTTACCGTGATAACATAAATTAAATATTTCTTGATGAAATGATATTTTATAATCAAGACTGAGGCCAAAAAAAGGAAACATCCATTGGGATGTCCATCTCCTTTACCTCACCAGTTATATCAGAAATGAATGTAAAAGTCATATCCACATCGGGTGAGATTTCTTTCAGATATGATCGTAATGCTCTCGAATCTAGAGCAAATAATTCATTATCTACAAAATTATTTATAGCACTCCTTCCAGTTTGCCCATCTACTGCTAAAATTAGGTGCTTTAATCTAGTTGAAAGTTCCCTATCAATACCTGATTTAACCAAGGATTTATTCATGCTTTTTAGTTCCGCTTGAATTTGTTTATCTATGCCATGTGTCATTAGTCTGAATGTTACGGTCCTTTTTGACATTGGTAATTCAAAATCAAATTCATTTTTTCCATTCTCAAATAAGCTGTTATCGACCTCCTTGTGCTCTAATTGAGTTAAATCTATTTTTACTTTTTGTTTATTCCCTGGGGAAAATGGATCTTCCACTTCTACAACGTAATCCTTACCATATCCCAGTATTCTAGCGGCAACCATAACTGCATTCTTATCACCCAAATATAAATCATCATAATTGATAGGGGTAACAATCAATGATTCGAATAATTTATCTAAAACAACTCCCTGTTTTATTAGATTTTGAGATGTCAATATATCTTCTTCTTTTGCGGTCATATATTTCATTTCTATTACACCACTAGATAATGGGTGATTTTCTGAATAAATCAATCCCTTTGATGGTAGTGGTATTATTTCTGTTGGGAAATTAGACTTTTTTACTTCGGTTTGTTTGTAATCTGACAACAATTGATCACGTAAATCACTATCTGATATTGTAGCATCTTGCGGTGTATTATACCCATTTGGTATTTTAGTCATAACATAATCCTATAACAATGTGAAACATTTAAATAGACCCATCCTGCTTTGGCAGGATGGGTTTTTATTGAATATAAATCTGTATAAATACGATATTAGTATTGGAGAATAGCGTAGTCGTATGCCAATGTCAATGTGATTTCAACAAATGCATCGTTTGACCATTCCATTTCACTAAAGTTGGTATTTAGAATAAATGCGCCTTTTAGCGTCCATTCTTCAACTTTATCACCAACTGGCCCTAATATGTGTAGTGTTATATCTTTTTTATAAAAATCGGAATACCCATCTCTACCAGTTACAGATTCGTGTGATAATCGAACCCATTCCATCACCGCCTGCGCAGCTGATGGTACTATTGGATCGTAGAGTTTTATGGTAATATCATTCCAATTTCCTTTACCTTTAACCTTTCTATTAATGTTTATGTGGTCTAATACAACAGGATTGAATGTTATACTAGGTCTACCCGATGCACGAATGAGATACGCAGGAACGCTCTCAATATACATAACAAATCTATTAGAAAGTTTGGGTTCAAACGGAGTAAAAAATATTTCCGTAGGATCGAGTAATTCAGCCATTTATATCTCCAAAAAATAATTAGTCTTTATTATAAATATAATATTTTTAATTTATTATGTGGGAGTATAACCATACTCCCACATTTTATTATAATTATGCACCAGGGAAAGATGCCCCTGTAGATTGAATATTGAAGTCAAGAATTATAAATTCTGCAGTTTTTGCTGGTTGCAAGAACAATTGACCATAGAGTATATTTCTATCTATTATATCTGCGGTATTGTTCGATTCATCCATAATAACCCTAAATGAGTATAATCCTTGTCTTTGTTGTATTGATTCTAAATATGGGTTAACTATATTTAAGAATCTTGATCGTGTTTGTGATGTATTTTGTTCAAATACTAAGTATCTTGTAGAAGATGCTATAAATTTCTTAGCAGCAATCAACAATCTACGAACATTTATTCTATCCAATGCTGATGGTCTTCCTTGCAATGTTTTTTGACCCCATACACAGACTCCTGTTGATGGAAACACTGCGATAGGATTGACTCTGGCTTCATATAGCGTATCTCGCTCTCCTTGTGTTAATCTTGTTTTTACTTCTATAACCTCAGTTAAACCACCGCGATTTAATCCTGCTGGTGCGAACCACTCTGCAGATACTCTATCGTTAAATGCTATGACACCAGGAAGAACGACTGATGGTGGAACCCATACTGGTTTATTTCGATCCATATCTACAATCTTTACCCATGGGTAATATGTTGCAGCATAATTACTATCGAATCCTTCTACTGTTGTTGTTGCCGCTGATACATTATCTGCAATTTCACATAAGTCCATTACATAGAATGCATCCCCACGTTCTTCACACATATCTTTAGCATATGATGTTATTGGAGAATGCAATGAGTGTAGTAACCCAGGGGTAACCACCATGTTTATATCAAATTCATCCGCGTTTGAGATCGTGTCTATTGCCTTTTTATATGCTGTATAACCGTCTGCTGTATTTGATGATATATCAAATCCTTGAGTATTGCCAGCTGTAATATGCGTCCCTGTCTTTTTCTGTAGATGCGGCTTATGTCCATCAAATCCACCTTGGAATGGTACCATGAACTTTCTAGAATCTATAGACGTATTTGTAGTCAAGTTTATCGATCCACTATATGGTGCTGTTGCTGTTGGGTAGTTTGCTGCAGAAGATTGGTTATAGTTTCCTAAATAAAAATCAATATTACTTGCAGTTGTCTGATTTGCTACCACTGGTAATGGTCTTAAGTAATTGAAATTATCAGTAGTTGCAAAATCAAAATTAAATCCCCAATATACACGTTTATTGTATGATCCACCAACAGTTTGTGATGTAACATAACTTGCGGATTGTGGTTGTGTAAATGCGGATGGTATTGGTGATGTCAATGCTCTAAACCCAAATGGTAATAGATTTGGAGAAACTGCACCATTTGCTACAGCGTCAGATGCCTCAACTCTAATATATTTAGATTTGTTTGAATAATCACCATTAACGTTCACTTTTCCAGAATCATCTACAGTGATATATCTATCACCTATAACCCTAGCAATATATCTTGGTGAATTTGGATCTAAATTACATTTGAATTGCTCTACGATATTTGGTCTTAGATCGTCATCTTCACTTGTAAATGGTGTATATGGTAATCTGGATTGATCAACCATTCTAACAACAACATCAAAGTCTCCGTACTCAGAACCAGCTATAGTTCCAGCGGTTCTAATGTTTGCAATACCAACTTTAACCTCATAGTTTGAATGATTACCATGTGACAATGTATGAAATTTAAATAAATCCGTTGCATTTGCACCAATTTTCTGAGAATTTATCCATGGTGTTGATGCTTCCAAATATGCATTTTCAAAATCCCATGGCATAGTTGCAGCAGATCCAGTTTCTATAAATACTCTTGTACCGTTATCCAATCCCAATGCCACGTTTGAATCGTTTTTGAACGATACATAATTATAAACGGCATGTGTTCCATATGCACTATACCCATATAAATCACCAATAAACGCTGAACTCTCTGGGTCTATCGATGCGCTAAATGGTAGGTTATCTTCGTCTATAGCATTTGTAAACGATGATGTATCGGTAGTAAATCCGCCAGATACTGTAAGTACAAAACTACCACTGTTATTCGCACTTAATGTGGATTGTGCAAATAATGAATCGTCATCTGGATTATTAACAACGAATGTTGGGTGTAAAACTGATACTAAACGCTTACCCCAAGATCCTGTTGCAACTAAAGCTATAGGGTGTTTTAGTTTGTATCCACCTGTACCCAATACTCTAACCACAGTTGCACTGCCAGCATTATTTAAATAGCTTTTAGCAGTATATGGTAAATACGAATGTTCATACGTACTACCAAATTTTGTTAAAAAGTCTCCATATCCTTCTACTATTGTAGGAACAAAGGCTGGACCTTTTAGTGTTGGCCCGATGAGTGCAGCACCTATTTGACCTATGCCTTGGGGTAAAAAGGATAAATCTTTTTCATTTC